TGATTCCAGACGTGGTGCAAGGGGTCAACCGTTCGAGCGGCCTCAAGCAACCCGATGCGCTGCATCCCCCTGCCACGGCCGATTACGTGCCGAGAGCGCCGACATGCTGAGTGCCGCTCGATCCCATTCAGGAGCCCCAAATGGGCGAAGTCTTGTATCCAGACTTTTTCACCAAAGACCGCCAGTACACCAAGGGCGGCGGGATAGACGATCTGAACGTATTTGCGAGGACGATGGGGAGGGCGTTCAGCCCAGCACCGCCTCCGAACTACAACCAGGACACGGCGCCGTGTGAGATGCCGTATTGCGCGCCAACGGAAGATCCAGCATGACCAAAGCACAGCTAGAACTTCTCGCCCGCATGATCCGTGACGGTCAGGCGAAGATTGTCGAGCGTAGCGGCAAGCTCGTCCCGGTGAGCCTGATCTGATGGCCATGACCACCTACCAAGCCATTCGCACGCTCTACATCGCCCACGACCTTGAGCGCTACGTTCGCTGGTTAAGCACGCAGGCCGCAGAATGACCTCCGCCGTCTTCGACTTCAAGTCGATCAACAAGATACTGAACCGTCAGGAGCAGAAAGCCGAGTTCGAGGCGAAGAACCCCGAACCCGTCCCGAGCATGTATGCCTGGCCGGCTGGGGTGGCTGTGCCGTTTGGTGATAATCCAGGATATCACGCCCAAGTGCTGGCCGATGTGCGGGCTGGCTTGAACAGGCTTGGTCTCAAGCTCTGAATTTAATCAAAGGAAATCATAGCGATGGCGCGCGGAGGAAAGCGAGCTAACGCTGGACGCAAGCCTGGCTCGATCACCAGGAAGACCAGAGACATAGCCGAGAAGGCGTTACAGGCCGGTCTCACGCCGCTCGACTACATGCTCGCCCAGATGCGAGACGAGAAAAACGCGAAAGAGTTGAGAATGGACGCGGCCAAGGCTGCGGCTCCTTACGTCCACGCAAGGTTGGCGGCCATTGAGCATTCCGGCGGCCTGAACTTGTCGCACGAGGACGCCCTAGATGAGTTCGATGACGGAGCGGGAGCGGACGATCCGCCTCCGGCTGAAGAGCGATCTTGAGCACTACGCTGCCAAGTGCCTGAGGATACGAACCAAGGCCGGGCAGATCCAGCCGCTGACCTTCAACAAGGCACAGCGGTACATCCACGACAGGCTAGAGACCCAGCGCCGGACAACCGGACGGGTTCGGGCCTTGATCCTCAAGGGGCGGCAACAGGGCTGCTCCACCTACGTCGGCGCCAGGTTCTATCACCGGACGACGCATGGCCGAGGTTTACGCACGTTCATCCTTACGCATGAGGACGCGGCGACGCAAAACCTGTTCGAGATGGTCAACCGATACCATGAGCATTGCCCGGCTCTGGTGAAGCCATCGACGGGCGCGGCGAACGCCAAGGAACTGAATTTCGACCGGCTCGACTCCGGTTACAAGATCGGGACGGCTGGCACCAAGGGTGTCGGGCGGTCCTCGACGTTGCAGCTCTTCCATGGCTCCGAGGTGGCGTTCTGGCCTCATGCCGAGACCCATGCTTCGGGTGTGTTGCAGGCCATTGCCGACGCTCCTGGAACGGAAGTCATCCTTGAGAGCACGGCGAACGGGTTGGGCAACCTGTTCCACAAGATGTGGCGCGATGCCGAGAATGGCGTCAGCGACTATCAGGCCATCTTCGTGCCCTGGTACTGGCAGGATGAGTACCGCAAGCCGGCGCCGGCAGACTTTCGGCCGGACGACGAAGAGCAGGAATATGCCGAGCTGTACGGGCTCGACCATGACCAGTTGGCTTGGCGCAGGGCCAAGATTGTCGAATTGAAAGACCCGGTATTGTTCAAGCAGGAATATCCGGCGACGGCTGCCGAAGCGTTCCAGATGAGCGGCCATGACAGCTACATCCCTGCGCCGCTGGTTGCCAAGGCCCGCAAGACCGTCTGCGAGCCGTCTGGGCCGCTGGTGATCGGATTTGATCCTGCCTGGGTTGGCTCAGATCGTCACTCGATGGCGTTCCGCAAGGGCCGCTGCCTGATGAAGGTCGAGAGCAAATCAAAGCTCGATACCATGCAGTCGGCGGGATGGGCCAAGCAGGTCATCGACCAGAATAGGCCGGCGCGGATGTTCATCGACGTGGGCGGCGTTGGCGCTGGTGTCTACGACCGCCTGAAGGAAATGGGATACGGGCAGATCGTCCGCGCCATCAACTTCGGCTCGTCTCCGCTTGAGCCTGAGCGTCCCGAGGGCGGCGGCCCGCTCAATCGTCGGGCTGAAATGTGGATGAAGTCGCGCGAATGGCTGGAAGACCCTGCGGGGGTTCAGATCCCCGACAGCGACAGTCTACAGGCCGACGCCTGCGGCCCGACCTACAAATGGGATTCAAACACGCGGCTCAAGCTTGAGTCGAAGGAAGACATGCGCAAGCGCGACGTGCCGAGCCCGGACGAATGGGATGCGGTTGCGTTGACCTTTGCTGAACCTGTGGCGCCTGATTACGAGGACGATGACGATGACGACGGGCGCGACTATGGCCGGTCAAGGGTGACGGGATACTGATGGCCTACGAAGACGCCAGCAAGGATAAGAAGCGATCTCCGAACATTGCGAGGACGCTTGCCAAGCTGGCTGAGTTCGAGCAGTCGGACAACATCGCCGAGCTGATCCTTAATCGTGATGAGGACGGAGACGGCCAGGCCGATCTCGACAAGATCGGCTATGATGTCGAGCGCAAGTACAAGATCGACAAGCAATCCCGTGACGAATGGGAGCAGTCGGCCAACCGGGCCATGGACATCGCGCTCCAGGTCAGGAAGCCGAAGAACTACCCGTTCGAGGGTGCGGCGAATATCAAATATCCGCTGGTGACGGTTGCTGCGTTGCAATTCGGCGCGCGTGCCTATCCTGCGATCGTGGACGGCCAGCGCATCGTCAAGGCGCAGGTCGTTGGTTCAGACGACGGCATTCCGCAGATCAACCCGGACACCAAGGAGCCGATGGTGGATCCGCTGAGCGGTGAGCCTGTCTGGTCGAAGCCTCCGGGCGAAAAGCGGGCCAAGGCCGAGCGCGTCTCGCGCCACATGAGCTATCAACTGCTCAATGAGATGGTGGAGTGGGAGGAGGATACCGATGTTCTCCTGCACCACATTCCGATCATTGGCTGTGCCTTCCGCAAGGTCTACCGCTCAGGCGAGTTAAACCGCAACAAGTCGGAGATGGTGCCGGCGATTAATCTGGTGGTGAACCAGAAGGTGCGGTCGCTGGACGAAGCGCCGGCCGTCACCCACGAAATATTCCTCTATCCGCATGAGATCGAGAACAAGAAGCGGGCCGGGGAATATCTGGACCAAGACCTCGGTAACGCCGCGCCGGTCGATGGCAATGACGGGTCGGACGAAGATGCTCCGCATATGTTCCTGGAGCAGCATCGGTATCTTGACCTTGACGAAGATGGCTATCGAGAGCCCTACATCGTCACGATCCACAAGGATTCCTGCAAGGTCGTCAGGATCGTCGCCAACTACGACCTAAACAAGGTCCGCGACAACGGCAAGCGGATCACTTTCATCCCGAAGGAACAGTATTTCGTCAAATACTCGTTCATTCCCGACCCCAAGGGCGGTTTCTACGATATCGGCTTTGGCAAGCTGCTCGAGAGCCTTGGCGAGACTATCGACACCACAATTAACCAGATGCTGGACGCTGGGCATATCCAGAATGCCGGCGGCGGCCTGATCGGAACGGGTGTCAGGCTCAAGAAGAACAAGCTAATGATGTCGCCCGGCATGTATCACCAGGTCGAGGTGAGCGGCGATATCCGGTCGCAGGTGTTCCCGTTCCAGCACCAAGGGCCATCGGCCGTTTTGTTCCAACTCCTCGGCATGATGGTCGAGGCGGCGCGGGACATTACCGCGACCAAGGACATCCTGACGGGCGACACGGGCGGCAAGACGCAGACGGCGACGACCACGCTTGCGCTGATCGAGCAGGGCCTGAAGGTCTTTACGGCGATCTACAAGCGCATTTTCCGCGCGATGAAGGATGAGTTCAAGCTGCTGTTTGAGCTGAACGCCAAGTTCATCGACGAGAAGCAGTATTTCACGTTCAACGACGAGCAGGAAGTCGTCGAGGCCAAGGACTACGACATCGGGGCAATGGATATCTGCCCGGTGGCTGATCCGTCCATGGTCACGGACATGCAGCGCCAGGCGCAATCGCAGCTTCTGTTGCAGGTTGCCGAGCATCCGTCCCTTGGACCGTTGCAGGACGGCATGGAAGTCCTGCGCAGGGTCTACGACGCTGCTCGCATTCCAGAGGCTGATAAGCTGATCAAGAAGCAAGACCCGAAGGCGGCGCAGATGCAGGAAGCCGCCGCCATGACGGAACTCGACAAGACGGCTTCCGAGGCCGAACGCAATCGGGCAGCGGCTCAGAAGGACCAGGCCAGCACGGCCAAGACGGTCACTGAAACGCAGTTGCTGCCGGCCGATAAGATTATGGAAGCCCACAAGCAGGACATGGAAGACGCTCATCGCGACATGGACCGTCAGCACGAGGCTGTTATGGCCGCTGAGGACCGCGCCATGGGCCGTGAGCAGATGGACGCCAAGGCCAAGGAGGCCAAGGTGAAGAAGAAAGAGGCGGCGTGAAAATCGACCGCGAACTGTTCGAGGAATGGCTGGCTAATCCCGTCACCGAACATGTTCTAGCCAAGGTCAAAGAGACCGCAGAGGCCAATAAGGCCCTTTGGATGCAAGTCAGTTGGGAAGGCGAAGACGCCGACCCGAAAAAGCTGATTGAGCTGAAATCCCGCTATCAGGCGGGCATGGACCTGAGTTCGATAACCTATGAGGACGTGAGCGATGACGAATCCGAGCGGGATCTACCCCACGGAATACAAGGTGCTGATCGCGCCAGTTGAGGTCGATCAGAAG